ATGGGTATAAATGTTTCTATTAGTGGTGGGACCGTTACTTGCGTTATTGGCAATAAATCTGTGGTTGATGGTGAAGGCGGATAGGTAGATGAACTACTGGATGTTGTCGTATCTATTAGGGGTGTTGATACTTGCGGTAGTGACGATGATGTAGTTGTTGTTTGAAGTGTCGTAGTAGTCAGTTCGCTCGTTACAGGCACAGTCGTAGAGGGTGCAATGGTAGAAGTGCTCGTCGTTGGGGTCGTGGATGTAGTTGTGGATTCCCATGTTGTTGCCGTTAAGAATGCTTCATCGGGGACAATCTCCCAGCCTTGATTGTTTATGTTCCAAGCCAACATTATGCAAGTCCCACCACCGTTTTCGTACATCCACAAATCCAATGGCTGATTGCCAGCAGGCATAGACGACAAATCCATCTCCGTTGCCGAACAACCCTTGTCATCCCAAGTGCCGAACTGTTCTGTCCCAATCTTGATTACCCCACCATCATCTGCAGCTACCCAAAACTGGATTGTTTCATGCTCGGGAATAATGATTGTGCCAGTCATGTGAACCATGAACATGTCATCGGGACACCCTGTAAGTGGTTCCCCGTCATATGAACGGTTAATGTTGTTTTCTATTTCTTGATTGCAGATTGGGTATATGTCGTCTGCCATTGTCGGCGGGATTTCACTAATCGAATACGCGATTGATTGCAGTCCTTGTTGTGACTGAGCGTTTGCTGTAGGTGCAAATAGGGCAAATACCGCTACAGGAATAAAAATTAGCCAGCGACTATTTGCCATTCCTGTTTTATTTCGTTCCATCCATACATCTTGCCATCTGTTGGTATAGGGGTAGGTGCTTGCCAGTCATGGTTGTTGTCTAAAGTCCAAGAGGAAAATGGTTGTGGCGCAACAAACACATCTGCATCAGCGTTATAAGTGAAACCAACGCCTGCATACTGTTTGCGAATGTTGTGGTTGTAACTGGTTTGAACCCATGTGCCACCAAGTAGATTATGACACCATTCTGCACCGTTGGCTTCGTGTTCGTCTGCGACAACGATTACTCGTAGGACTTTGTTGTTTGAATCTATTTCTGCGAAGTGTGCCATGTTTGTTTCCTTATGCTACGAACGAGAATGTTCCTGTTGAAGTATATGTATGAACTCGGTATGAGCCGACAGTAGTCACAGTTCCACCGACACCGTTGATTGCCATTCCGATTGGATAACGAACAACAACTATTCCTGAACCACCGTTTGCTCCAAAACCTTCTGAACTAGGAGTGCCTGCGTTACCTCCACCACCGCCACCACCAGTATTTGCTGTACCAGCAGTTGCAGTTTTTGCTCCATCGCCAACAGTTTGTGCGCCAGCACCACCACCACCCAAACCGCCATCACCTTTTATCTGGTTGTTGTTACGGTCTGTTCCACCACCACCACCACCCGAATAATATGTTCCAGTTCCAGTAATAAGGGATAACAAGCCAACACCACCGTTACCTGCTTTTAATTGCGCTGCATCAGTACCTACTGCGCCAGCACCACCACCACCACCAGGAGGTCTGTCAAATCCACCGCCACCTTGGTCTGTTTTTCCTGTTCCACCAGCGTTTCCTTCTCCAGAGACTCCAGTTCCTCCAGCCTTGTTGGATGCTGAAGCACCACCGCCACCGCCACCTGAACCGCCGTTCGCACCAACGTCGTTAAAACTGTTTCCGCCACCACCGCCAGTAGATGTGATACTGCTAAAAACAGAATTAGAACCGTTGCCACCCAAACCTGGGTTTGTTGTTCCTGATGCCGTACCACCCGCACCGATAGTAACCGTGTATGAAGTTCCAACAGTTACAGAAAGAGAACCGACACGCATACCACCAGCACCGCCACCACCACCAGTTGCAGCACCACCAGAACCTCCACCTGCGACAACAAGATATTCAACCGTTGGTACAACACCGATTTGCGCTGAAGTTCGTTGAACGTATTGTGAAACTTTTGTTCTACCGCCACGCATTAGCCCACCGTCACAGTCGTTGAACCAGTCGAAGTAAACGAATGAATCGTGTACCCACCCGAAGAAGTTACAGTTCCACCACTAACAGAAATACCTGCAGATGATGCGTCTGCTGTACGGTAACGGAAAATCACGATACCTGAACCGCCAGCAGCACCACTATAGGTAACACCAGCACCGCCACCTCCACCACCAGTATTTGCTGTACCAGCAACGGGTGCAACGGGCGTACCATAGTTGCCACCTGCGCCACCTCCACCACTTCCTCCAGCACCGTAACGATTCGTAACATAAGAACCTCCACCGCCACCACCACCCCTAGTAACAGATGAACCTGTTATAGAACTAGAAAGACCTGCACCACCATCGCCACCGTCATCACCTTGTGTTGGCTGTCCACCTACCGCGCCAGCACCACCGCCACCACCCATGTTGTAGTTACCAGTGCCATTGAATGTTGCACCACCGTTGTATCCCTGTGTTGGTGAAGCAGCAACACCACCAGCAACAGATGAAGTTGCACCGTCAGCAGATGCAGTACCACCACCAGAACCACCAGTTTTACCAACGCGACTAGTGCCGTCATCTCTACCGCCACCACCGCCACCACCAGTAGATGTGATACCAACAAAAGAAGAATCAGAACCAGAAGTTCCACTATTAGGAACGGTGCTTCCTGCACCACCAGCACCAACAACAACTGTGTATGTTCCAGCACTAACACTTACTGCTGAAATAAGTTCAGCAGAACCACCACCGCCAGTCGTTTCACCTACAACGGAGTTGCGGTATCCACCTGCACCACCACCACCGCCAAAAGTTCCACCACCTCCACCACCAGCAACAATCAGATACTCAACAGTTACAGACGGGTTAATCCAATTCTTTACAGACTGACCAGCCCGACTACGGGTATCCCAACGAAGCGTCATGCTTCAACCCTACGAAATCTGGTTGACGAAGCCAGTAAGAAGAATCACATCAGCAGTACCAGCAAACGCCTTTACCACCTTCGTGTTCTGCAAAATCAAACCAGGAACAACCAACACCAAACCAGCCTCAGCAGCAATCGTTAGTTCAATGTTGCCATCAGCAGCCGTAGCAGTACCCCACTCCAATGTGAGTTTCACAGCCGAAGTAGAAGTGTTATTTGCATATATCCAAATCTCATCAAACAAACCAGCAGTAGTAACCGTCGTATACGAGGTATGAACCGTCACCGTCGCAGCAGTTGATGTACCTGTGACCTTGATAGCCAAACCATCAGTAGAACCCGACAGTTTCTTTTTTGTAAATGTTGCCATGTATTACTCCTTAACTAAAAACTTGGACTGGGAGAATTGTTTGGTCGTTGTCGCCAGCGCCACCTGAACCGCCAAGGTTAGCAATCCAAGTATCGGTGGATACCTTAATGAGTGTGGCTACTTGATATTGAGCCATAGCAAGAGTGGTCGCAAGTGAAGAAATTGTTACACCGCCAGTAGGAGTGATGGTCACAATTCCTGCGCCGAGGTTAATTACTTGGATTTTCACTCCAATGGCGTAAGCGACAGACGCGTTTAAAGGGACTGTAAGCGTTGATGCCGAGGCGTTAGACATCGTTACTTGTTTGCCAGCATCGGTAAGGACAAGCGTGTATGAAGTTCCCGTTTGGGTGTTTACATCGTCAGACCATATTGAAGCCTGCAGGGTTGTCATTTGAGCAGCAGTAAGTACCTGACCAGCGGTGAATGTTTGCCTTGCCATAGTGAATCCGATTGTAGCCGATTGTTAGAGCGAGGCGTTGTCTAATAAACCAAAAGAACCCGAGTTAAGAATGAGCCCAATTTGTGATAGCGAGCCAAACCTAAAAGTCATGGTGTGCGAACCAGGCACAATCGAGTGGGAGATGCCTTCCACTAAAACATATTTGGTTACTGTCGCGGGAGTTCCGGTTGTGAACGACCTTGTCACTGTCGCCAAGTCGGTTAGGTCTAGCCCTAGAAGCAGGTTTTGGTTTGTTCCCGATAGCGCAACTAACTGTTGGCTTAGACCTGTGAACCGAACTTCAGGCTCTTTGTATTGCTGGAGCAAAAGATTGGCGATATCCAGTACTTCGGATGTGGTGGCGTTTAAGAGGTCTGATGCTTCAAGGGTCACTGTGTCGTACTTTGCGATGGAAGTCGCGTCTGTGACCGTCTGTGCGCCCCCTGCAGGGGATGTGGCGACAATACGGTTGTAGATGAGTTCGTCACCCGTCTCAACCTGCAAGGTCATGTACTGGGATGTTGGGGTTCCAGTATCAGAGAAGGTGACACCGCCAGTTTGGGCTAGCACGGAATTACGGTCACGGAACTTAAGTGTGTTGTTCTTGGTAGCAAAGAAGTAACCCTGTTCGCTTTTTTCCACTTGGCGCAAATAACTTAAAGCATCTGTTTGGTCACTCACGGGAAATGCGCCGACAGTGGAAACACCATCGTCAATGCTTACTGCTGTCCCAGTGAAACTAATTTCAGGCAAGTTGAGGATTGTGGAAACCCGCGAACCCGTTAGTTCCTGTGTTGGGGTAAATGCGTTTATGTTCTGACCTGACAATACCGAGAAAGCGTCAGTGCAATTAGCAATAGCAATACTGTCATCAGGCAGTTTGTATTCAATGTTCCAAGTGTTTACAAGTCCAGCAAAAGTAAAGATGCCGTTAGTGCTAATGCGAACATACCTACGGGGAATCACATACGGATAGTAAGGCGATGCCGTATTAAGTGGGTCAAAACTGCGTGTCAGATTATTAAAACTGATTGTGGCATTGCCAGTTTGATATTGGTCTAATTGACGCGACCTACCTCGGTTAATAGAAACACTCGCAACTTCATTAGTGACATCCACAAAGTTAAGGCGACCATCAAGCAAATAATACGGTTGGTTTAATACACCCTTCTCCGTGTCATCAAGCGTGAAACCAATACCGTCATACACGGGTGTCTCATCAAAAACGACCTCAACTTTTTCGGTGAGTAAAGCCATAACTATGCAGATGCAAACACTTTGCCGTTACGGCGTTCGGCAGTTTTAATTGCGTCAATGATTTGTTTACCAAGTTCAACACCATCAGCACCCATACCAGCATTAACGGTGATGTAAATGTTGTTTCCACCCATCTTGCTTAGAGGGATTATCGCCTCTGGTCCAGCCTCACCCGCAAGAATTTGTGTTGGTCGCGTAACAATTCCGCCCTGCGCCATCGCCAAACCAGCGTCTTTGTATTGCTTATATAGAGCAGGGAAAGCCTTGCGAGAATCAACCACAGGAGTTTTACTATCTAACGCCTTAGCATTTGGGTGTAACGCATTTACGGCTTCCATAAATGAGCCATATTGCATACCTGGTTTTTTTGCTACCTCAAGAACCGTGTTGCCAGTAACAATCGCATTACCTGTAGCTGCTTGACCTGCGGTGACTGTTCCGCGTGAAGCAGCAAGTTCCTCTTCAGCCTTCTTTAGTTCATATACAGCGTCACGCTGTTTCTGATACGCCTCGGTCTGTTGGTCTGTTGCATTAGTGAAATCCTCTTGCGCCTGTTGCAAATCAGCCAAAGCATCTTTGTATTTATCCGTGCCTTCTTTAACACCATAAGTAATCTCTTCAAGTAAGGTTTGTTCGGTGGTGAGGTTTGTGGTCGCGTCAGCCTGCGCTTGGATTGCTTCCTCGTTAGCAAGTTTGGCATTAGTCAAATCATCCTCAGCCTGCTTAATTTGTTGTGCTGTTGGCGTGTTTTTGCGAAGTTTCTTTAGTTCTGCCTCTGCCGTAGCAACCGCAAATGTGGCATCACGAACACCGAACTTGGATTCGGCGAGTTTGATTTCTGCTTCGCGAATAGCCTGCGCCGATGATTCAGGGTCTAACCGAATATCAGCCAAGTTCTTTTCTGCGTCAGCGACATCAAAGTTTGCTTGTTCAAGTGCGAACTTCTTTTTTGTTAAACCAATCTCCGCGTCCTCGGTATCTTTTGCGGTTGGTCCTTCGCGCAAAGTCTTTAGTGCTAGTTCTGCTTCGCGGACTGCATCCACCGAGGACTTAATACCCATGTTTGCTTTAGTGAGGTCGCGTGATGCCTGGGCGACTTTTGCGGATTGCTTGACCGATTCAGCCGACCCAACTCCATAGCCCTTAGTCAATTTGTTAAATGTGTCCTGTGCTTTAGCAAGTGCTTCTTTACTGCGAAGTACCTCTTTGTCGGATTTGATTATTCCAGAATTGGAGTCTTTTAGTGCTTTCTGTGCGCCAGTTAAACCCTGTAAAGAAGTGATGTACTTATCAAGTTTCTGTTTAGCGGTTTCAATAGTTGCACCACCGCCCTTAAGTTGCTCATCCTTCTTTTCTTCTTCACCTGTAACTTTTTTTATGACCTTGCCACTGTTCTCGTATTTAGCGTTTACATCAGCAATCGCCTGAGTGGCTTTTTGCATCTTGGCTTTAGCATTATCGGCAGCATCACCAATACGACCAAACGAAACTTCGCCAATCATCCCAATAGTGTTGAGGTCTGCACCAAAGAAATTGGCTACACGAATCATCGCGTTAATACCATGCAAAATCATGTTGATTGCTTTAATCCACATATTCACCATGAACTCCACATAGCCGATTACTGCGTTAATAATAAAGTTGATGCCTTTGCGGAACCACTCAAACTTCATGTAAAGCGCGATGATGATGACTATTACGGCGACGATAGCTGCGACTATTAAACCAAAACTTCCGATGGTCGCAACTTTTACTTCAATGCCAAAGGCTTTAGTTATCGTTGTCGCAAGAGCCGTACTAATTTGATATGCAACCACAGCAGCCTTAAGCGCAAGTATCGCAGTGACAGCAGCAAGAATAATGTTGCCTTTTGCGCCCATATCAGCCAAGAAGGTTGTGAACTCTCCAGCAGCATATTTAAGCGCACCACCAAGACCCTTTTCGTTTAGTGCATCTGCGAAGCCTTTTAATCGCGGGATGATTTCATCTTTTACAAACCCTAAAAGTTTTTGGAACACTGGGATTAGGTATGTGCCTAGTTGAGCGGCGACATCCTCAAAGTTTGCTTTAAGGCTTCGTGTCGTGTTTGCAACACCGCTAGCAGTACGCGCATAGTCTCCTTGCGCTAGCGAACTGTCTTTCATAATCAGCGCATAAGCAGCCTGAGATTTAGCAGTGATGTCAAGGTTTCCCTTGCCGTTATATAAGCCCATGTTAAAGGCTTCTTGTTTTAGTCTTGCATCGTTAATGGCAATGCCATATCTCTTTAGTGGCTCCGCTTCACCTGACAGTCCCGAACGCAAAGCGAGCAATACATCCTCGGGGTTGGCGTTGTTGAATGATGCAAGGTCGCCAGCCAACTGAACGAGGCTTGTGCTCATTGTCGCTGCTGAAGATTGACCGACACCGAAGGCTTGAAAGAGATTGCCGTAAGTAGATGTGGCTTCCAATGCTTTTTGTGTGGACATACCGAGCGAGTCGGCAGACTTACTAGCGAAGTCGTTAATTACTTTTGATGACTGACCAAAAACCACATTTACTTTTGATTGGCTTTCGGCAAGGTCCGAACCAAACTTGACGAGTTTCCCGCCAACAGCACCCGCGATACCTGCGCCAACTAGTGCAAACTTCCCGAGTGATTTAACTACATTCGTTACAGCCGAATCGGCGGTACGCATCGCATAAGCAGTTTTGGCTACACCACCATCAAGTTTCTTGAATGTGGATACAGCCTTGTCAATTCCTTTTGAGTCAAAGGTTGTGACTACAGGTACATTTATCGCGCCACTAGCCATTAGCGTCTGCGCCCATCTTTAAACATCATGGTTTCAAGAGTAGTAGTTGCCTTACGCATACCTTTGTCGATTGACGAAACGATTGCTGGTTTAAAAGCATTCATAGAAGGCCACATGACGCGAGATGCCTCGCCATAGTTGGAGCGCATCTTTGCAATAAACGAAATGCCACTACCAGTTCCGCTGGTCTTAGAACCAGCCATGTCGTAAATAACTCCACCTGGGTCTTTTGTTTGCAGTGCTGCAATACGCCAAGTTTTGCGTGATTTCCCAGTCTTACCACCAACGATTACTTTTACACCACTACGCGCTTTGGAATAGTCATAGTTAGGGAAACCTCTTGCGCCCTTAACCGGAACCATCGTTGGCTTCGTATTCCAACCCCGAATAGCCCGACCCGACACATATGAACCCTGTGCTAAAGCCTTAGCCTTTTCCACTTCGGTCTTTACCTCGGCAACGAACTCTTTATACATTACAGCGTCATACTGCTTTAAGGCTTTAGTTGTGCGTTCTACGCCCTCAATGACAATGCTTACTGTTTGCATAAGCCGATACTACCTTCTGCGGTTTGCCTGTGCGCTTCTCCAAGCCAAGTACGACACCATCGTTCTTAACATTGTTTCGTCTTCCGCAACTAAATCAGACGGGCTTATACCTGTTTCGCAAGCGACACTTGCAATCAGCCAGGTTGCTGACCCTTCTCCAAAGGGCTATCACTTGTTGTCTCCTCAGCCATTTCAACGGATTCAATAGTGCCAATCCACTCAGGGTCAAATGCCATAGCAGTGTTTTGTGTGCGCTTTTCCGAATGCCATGCAAGCCATGCCAAGTCAGTTAGACGAAGTTCTTGCTCAAACTTTGCAACGCTCCGATTCCATGTCCGTTCAAACGCAACGAAATCAGCAAACTTTGCTGTAACGGTTTTTACATTGGCATCGGCAAATGTGACCTTCATAGATAATTGCATTTTGTGCTCCGCTAGTTTTTGTCGGTATTTATTTTTTACGATACAGCCTTAGCAATCGTTCCACCCGTAAAGGTGAGGCTCATCTTTGCTAATTCACCAACAGCACCTGCAACTGGGTTTGATGCAGCTAGATACGCGCCAGTGATTGTGTACGAAGGGTTAGTTGCGCCAGTAGTAGCACCGTTTGGCTTGATAATAACTGTGGTGGTTGTGCCGACCAACGGATAGATGGTTGCTTCCACATTTGATGTAGCGAAGTCTTGGTTGAACTCAACATCGATTGAGTTGTTTTGCAATCCACCAGTGAACTTATGTCCACTGTCTCCGAATGCGGTTACTTCTACCGAATCAACTTCGTAGTTAACGGTCACGCTTGTTGCGTGGTCCGACAATACGACCGAGTTTACGGATACATATGCGTTGGTAAGTGCTAATACAGCCATTTCATTTTCCTAACTAGGTTGTTGTCTTTACTACGGTTCCGCCAGTGAATGTTAAACTCATTTTCGCTAGTTCTCCTACAGCGCCAGCAACAGGATTTGATGCTGCCAAGTATGTGTTAGAGATTGTGTAGCGAGGGTTCGTTGCCGAAACCGTTGTATTTACAGGAATAAGCACGATGGTTGTGGTTGTTCCAACAAGCGGATAAATGGTTGCTTCGGTTTTTGTAGCTGCATAGTCTTGGTTCATCTCAACATCCACAGAAACATTCTGCAATCCGCCTGTGAACTTGTGACCCGTGTCGCCAAAGGCGGTGACTTCTAGTGAGTCAATTTCATAGTTAAGCGTGACGCTAGTTGTGAGCGCACTTACATCTGTAGCAGCGATAGTGATGCTTGGGTTAGTCATTACGAGAACAGCCATGATTATTCCTTTGTGTCATCCGAAGTTTTTAAGGATTTACTTGATTGTGTGCTGATGTGCTCACCGTCAATAAGAGCCTGAATATTCAAGCCTTCAAGTTCCGCATCGGAAACAATGTCTCCAACTTTCTTGCCTTCAAGCATTCCTGAAATAACTTTGTATTGAGCCATAGACGACATGATACTACTAACCATGCACCGTGAGCGATATTTCAATAGTTAAATATTCGGCATCTCCAACCGACAAACTTCTAATACTGGATGACCTATTCACCACAAGCGTTTGAGCCACACCGCCCAAAGTTGTGTCACCTTCAATAGCGTTTCTGACCGAGGATGCACCGTCATAAGACAAGTAAGCGTCAAGGTTTGATTGCGCGACTCGGTCAGACACGCGACCCACAACAACGAAAACTGTTAGGTCATATTGGACATCGCCAGAACCGAATGCCCCGTGATATGTGACCGAGTTAAGTTGCGACCACGCAACAGGCGGATTTAAGGCATCAGGCTGATAATCAAACGCCCTTAGACCACTCACGGTTTGAAGGCGGGTCTTGATACCCGACAGGACTTGCGAAGCCGTAGCGGGCATCTAGGCGAGCCCTATTAGGCGGTAAGAGTTCAATATGTCCCGAATATCGGGGTCCACTGCCCGAACCGACACAGTTCCCATTTCACCAAAACCGAGTACGCCAAGCGGAGAGTTATATCGCGAGAACAATCTAAGTGACATCAAGATGCAGGCTTCGCGAATGTCATCAGGGATTGCAGGCCATCCCCATACTCCAGCAATCTGTATGCCTGGCATCGGCGGTGCTGTGATTACTGGAAAAGATTTTCCTGTGTTCGTTGCAACTACTTTTCGGAATGGGCGCGAAAACGCAACTGCGTTCAAAGGCTCTAAGCGGTAATCGCTAGCAGACCAAGTTGTACTAAAGGAAGCGTCACCCAAGTCATCAGTCTTTAGGGTGGTTATAGATACAAGGTCGCTGACATTTAGAACATAACTGTTATATGAGTTTGGGGTAACAATGGAAGTGTCAGTCAAATAAAACTTGATTGTGGCAGTCGTCTGATAAAAGAACCTGCCTACATAGCCGTCAATACGGCGTGACGCTGCTTCAATGCAGTTCTCTAAAAGGGTGTCGTCAGTGGAATCAGAAATTCGCGCTGCTGATTTTACCTCTGCAAGTGTGCAGTAGCCGTTAGTTATCGCCATTTCCTGTTATCCGTTTGCGCTTCGCAGTAGGGGAAACCGCTTTCTCGGTCTTAACTTCAACCTATGCAACTTCTTTTTCTTCAACGATGTACTTACTGTCATAGCCGATTTCGCGCAGTGCTTCATCAACTGCCTTCACTCGGTCTTTCTTTCCTCGCGCGATGTAACCGGCGCGTTCTGTCAAAAGTGCCTCAATGTATGGACTTGTCATAACTCTTCCTTCTAAATAAAGGTGGGGGTTGATTGCATAGCGGACTGCAACCAACCCCCATGACCTTACTGCATTAAGACCAACCTTAGAAGGAAGGTGTGATTAATCCAGTTCCGTTGATTTGAGCCCATGCGTTTGCGTAACGGTTTGCAGTGAATGCTGCATATCCGTACACAATCATTTGGACTTCAAGTTCACTTGCCTTCGGCTGTTCAAAGCGGAGCATCATTGGCTCGCCCGAACCCTGTTCCCACAGGTGCAACTCTTGCGAGTTACCGATGTAGATGGTGTCTTGGTCTGTGCCACTTCCCTGAACAACGCTGACGGTTGCGTCTGTGTAAACAGGCAATCCGAGGATGCTGTAACCAGAGTTGCCGTACTGAACAGCGCCCGAACCATATGCGTATGCAGGCTGACCTGAACTTGATGGAGTTGGAACTGCCAATGGTCGTGACTGACCATCAACTGCTGCCAAAATCATTCCGAGTCGGCGTGGGTGCATGATGATTACGTTCGGACCAGCAAAGAAATTGGTCTGAACCTTTTGAATTGCATCAACAAGTTTCGGATACAACTCTGCAACCGTTGGTGATGCGTCAGTGTAAGTGACAGTCTGACCTGCTGATGCAAGAAGTTCTGCAACAACTGCCGTGTTCAATACCGTGTGGTACGAGGACACGAGGTCTGACATAACCAACGAGTCAATGTTTGTTCCACGCTCGATTGCCTGACGGGAGACATTTTGCATACCTGCATATGTCTTTACAGTCAAATCAAGTTTGGTGTCATCCATGTCGGTGTTCTGAACAGCAGCGCCTTCGGTCTGAGCAGCGACTGCCGTACCTGTGGTTACTTTGCTGATTGAGATGGTTAAGCCTGATGCTGGCAACTCATGCTTGCGGGCAAGGTCTGCTGTTACGCGACCTGCACGGGCAAAAGGTGCAGCTAGGTCAGTCAAGAACTGTGGAACCATCAAGCCAGCGAATGCTGCTGAAGTGACATCACGACGCTCAATCTGCTCTTCTTGCATATGTCGTGCAAGACGACCTTGTGCTGCGAAGTCATTATTGAACTGCGCTGAGTAAGCATCTTTGATGAATGATGTTGGTGCTTGTGGGCTGTAAGTGCGTGGTTCGCTCTTAACAACAGTTACCGACTTCTCGGTGATGCCACGAACTTCACGAAGTTGAGCCGCTTCTGCGGAACGAGCCTCTAGTTGTTCGTGATGCTGGATTGAATCATCCAACTGGGTTGCTTCAGCAAGTGCGGATGCAACATCAGCATCTTCCTGAGTGGTGAGGTCGCGTTCTTCGGTTGTAGCAAGAGCAACGATTGCTTCTGCTTTTTCAACCAATGCGGAACGCTTTTCTTGTAGTTTTTTTGCGTATGACATGAGGTATTACTCCAATGGTTTGTTGATTGTTTATGTTTCCGAGTGGAGTAGACAGTGACCCGTTCTAGGGTCGGCTGTAACTTCGGCTAGCGGTATTTCAGTTGAGCCAGTTTGACTTCCGCTAACCGTAATTTGGTTCGCCCAATTTGCTCAACATCTGCACTGTAGTTCTTTTTTCGCACTTCCGCAACGGTTGCCTCATAGGCAGGGAAGGTAACTACAGAAACATCGTACAACTGCACTTCGCGTAACTCGCGAACAGTGCGCTCCGTATTCCAGGAGTCTTGGATTGTGCGGAAAGCAAAAGACATTTGTGACAAGTCACCGCGCTTCATCGCGGAAATCACGGAAGCAGCGACTGGATTCTTTGGGTCAAGGTCAGCCTCAATAAGCAAACCGCGCTCATCTTCTTTCATGAACAAAGTTCCCGACTTGGAACGGGCAAGAGGGATTCCTTCGTGGTCCACAAGCAAACGAACATCAGCACCATCGTTAAGAGTTTTTGCAAACGCGCCTCGGCGCACGAACTCGGTAAAAGGCATCGGCTCGGAAGGGGAATCAAAAACAGCAGCGTAACCAGTTAGTGTCGTGCCGTTTCCATTAGTCCTGCATTCAAGGTTAGAGTAAGCGATAGTGCGCTTCTCGTCAGTTGGGATTGACACCCATCCAAAAGTCTCAACCTCGTTTGCTTCTAATTCCATCGCGCCACCTTTGTAGACATAGCCATATTGTAATCACCAAAATTGCTTGATGTCATGTTATTCGTTTGGTGAGTCAATCTTGGTTAGCGTGGAGAACTTGTGTCCAACTCTCACATCTGTCGGAGTGGACTCGGATTGGTCCTTGCGATACACCCGAATAAGTGCTGCTGGGTCATCGGGAGTTCCAGTGATAGTGAAAGTACTGTCGGGGACATTTATCTTTCCGTCACGAATGATTTGCTCAATCTTGCCAAACGCACTACCACCTGATGCTTGCCAAGAAACAAAGTCACCAGTCTTTAAGCCCTTTGGGTCTTCTCTCATTTCAGGATTCCAACCATCCTCTTCAGGTTCGGCAGGCATTGCAGGTTCTTCTGATTCAGGACTCATCTGCTCTAAGACTTCGTGCATGGCATCAAGCAAGACTTTCATTCCAGCAATCAACTCAGGAAGCGACATCGTTTCTTCGCTATCCATTTCGCCTTCCCAAGCGTCACAGAAATAAGTCTCTGCTACTGGCTCATCCCAATAGTCACAGAAGCCATTGCCATAGTAAGAACAGTTCGCACAGTTCTGTCCAGTCGGAACATCCTCAGATGATGCAGGGCGATAGTTATCGGGTAAGGCTCGGATGCTCATATTCTTTTCAACCTTAGCACTGCCCACAATCTTTCTTGACCAAGAAAATCCTGCGTCACCACCCCATAACGCCCAAGCAATACGACCAGCAGAAGGGAAGCCTTCTTCGCCAGGACTAAACCCTTCAGCCTGTTTATCAACTTCGTGACGCGAGAAGAACGAGTACACGCGCTTGACTGTTTCTAGTGGGAAGTTGGAATCGTTGATGATGTCTCTTGCTCGGGCTACTCCAATTGCAGTTCCACCGCGACCAAACTCTTTACGCCAAGCCAAACCTTTGCGGGCTTCTTCTTTCATTCCGTCTGTCGGTTTGTAAGTTTGTGCGCGGAAACTTAACCCGCGCTTAACTTGCTTGCCATCAGTAAGAACTTTGCCACTAGGGAATATTCCATTTACTGCTATTCCACCATCGGCTAGGTCGGTTGTGAATTTCTGTACATGGCTTTTAACTATCCAATAATCTTTGCTCATCGCTCGTAAAGACCTTCCTAAAATTGCTGCATCGGGGCGCAGACCTTGGTCAATAAGGTCCACATATAAACGAACTCTGTCTCCAATGACTTCTCGATTCATAACCCTAAAGGTTGCTCCAGGCGGAAGTACTACTTCGTCTTCCCCTTTATGCGATGACCATTTACGGATTGACCTTCCCTTAGAACCTGCTGGAACTCTTATTCTCATTTCAACACTGCCGTAACTACTAAAGACTCCGTTGCGCGTAGATGCACTAATAAACGCTGGGTCGTATACTTCATCGCCAACTTGGAGCAACTTGGTTAGGTTTGCATCGTTGATGTTTCGGACAAGAGCCACCTCATCTTTAATTATGCACTTATTCAGATACTCTGATGCTTCGTTAATATTGCGTTTGCTAAATCCATCAGGGATATCTACTAACCCGTTTTTTTCTCGTAATTGTATGTTCATGTCACGGAAACTTGAATTGGAATAGTTTTTTAGCGCACCTTTTTGTTGCTCGGTTATTGGCTTACCCTTTCCAATAAGGTCGTGCTTTTTAACATTAGTCATCCCCCCAAATTCACCTGGCTTTCTGCCGTAAATGTCAAGAGTCTGTTTTTCCCACAGTGAGCCAACCCGTTTAACAAACTGTTCAGACTCAACGGCAGTTGGGTTAGTGGGTATCAGTCGGGTTGGTTTGACACCTGTAAGAACTTTTGATGGTTTCGCAGGGATGTTTCCCGTAGTTGGCATCTGCGCTTTAACCGATGCAGGAATTGGATTAACTATCGCCTTTGGTGCAGTAGGTACTTGACCAGTAATCGGGCTCTTAAGTTTTGGTGGCACTTTGCCCGTTGCAAGATATTTTGTGTCAGCCGATACATCGGTTAATGGTTTGTATGGCATCGGGATTCCGTTTATTTTGCCGTTTAGTGCTACTTGTCCTTTGCCGTTTCCGTTGTTATTCCACTCAGGATTCTTAAATATGTTTCCAGTCTTTTTAGATTGGATGTATTCCGCGTGAGGATTAAAGCCTTTGCTAGTTACATTCTTTGGGGCTGGCTTCATTTTTGAGCCAGGTAGGTCGCCCTTTTTGTAGCTGTAATTGGCTTTGACTACTGATGCTGGTTGTGCTTTAGCACCTGTGGTGTCGTACTTACCTTCTTTGTCGCGTGGCTGATTGTCTGCTTCGCGGTGTTCAACCAATCCGAATACAAACACGACTAATCCGCATCAGGTGTTAGTACGCGAACATTCGTAGTGCCTGTGTTGGTGATGCCATAAAGAGATTCTCCAAACGGAACTTGGATAGTTATGGTTTGGTTGTTGGGGAGATGCAATCCACTAGATGTTGTCACTGCGCTATCACCAAGATAAGTGCTTCCGCTTGTTGAGTGGAGATAAATAGTGCGCGGTTGATTATCTCCCGCGATAAGCAAGGTTGCGGTTGTCGTTACTGTGACTGCTACTGATTTCATGATTATGCCTCTGGTGGAACTCGGTCTTTGCCAATGACAGGTGTAGCGCTTGGTGCTACGAAGTTATCTCCGCCTTCATACGGTTCCATCTGTTCCGATTCACGCGCTTCGTTTGGTGACAAAGTTCCCGAAAGGATTTGGATTTGCTGTGCCTGAACACGGGTGAGCAAGTCTGCTCGCTGGAACTCGTTTGCATCAAAGCGAACAATGATTGGGTACGGGAACATTTCCGATACCGCATCTTCAATTCGGCGCATCCAAGGCATAAGCGTGTGGCGCACAAAGTTCACGCCAGCAGATTCAATGTTTTGATATGTCTGACTGTCTCCGCCTGTGCCAAGCATTAGGTGTAACGGGATTCGGTATGCTCGCGAGATATCACGGACTATAGAGTCACGGTGTTGCATGGTATCCATGTCGGAAGCCGATGCTGTAATTGGTCGCCACTTTAAGCCACCAGTAAGCACTGCAGGCCTGCGCCGTTTCCAGTGAGCCTCTTCCCAACTGTCGCGAACAATCTTTGCTTGCTCGGGTGTAATCTGTCCGTCTGTTTCTAGTACTGACGATGGGGTTGCACCGTCACCGTAAAAGCCTGCAAGGAATCGGTCAATGGCAATCATCGTTCCAATGGTGTTACGCAAAGACTCAAGTGGGCTGATACCGCGCACTTGTCCAGGCATCATGAGCCAGTTAATTTGGTGTATCTCTGCGGAAGTGAACCTTTGTTTGTTTACTTCGTATTCAATCTTGTCGTCAATGACATGGATTCGGACTTTGTCGGGATGAAGGTTTCGCATTTCAAGCGGGAAACCGTTTTTGTCTTTTGGTGCATAAATGAAAGCGACACCATGAACGGCGAGTGATGCAACTGTCTGATGAACGAACTCAAAGATGAGTTGATTGTCGTTTGGTCGCACTAAAACGGATGGTTTTGTAGCAAGTTCTAGCCGTGTTGGGCGTTCGCGATACATGTTTAGTGGCATGGTTGCAATGGAATCTGACAGCAAAGTGACAGCAGCAACTACCGCAGAGGTGGTGAAAGCAGTGTGTTCGTTAACAAGTTCGCCTGAATAGTTGGCAAATTGTGGTCGTGCGGTTATCTGATTCGGGTCAATCGCAAGCGGGAGTGCGCGTTCTTCTACGGTTTTTCTCCAAATTGCCATTACTTAGTTCCCATTTCAACAGCGAGAATGATGAGTGCGCCAGCCAACATGATGCCTGCAGGCTTAAGCATCAAGAACGCGCCGTATGCAAAAATCACTCCACCAATTACCTCAACTGCTATCGCTATGTTTTTCTTTATCATGGCATCTCCCAAATATCTACAATCTGAATAGTACCTTGTTCTTCTGCTCGGCGTGTTGCTCTGTCTACTGCCATAACCATTGCAATGCAAGCGTCAATCTTTCGTTTTGATTTGCCTTTTGATAAACGCCACCCCTGGTCAGTCATTCTTTGGGCAGCACTAAGAACTTGGTCAGTGAAGTTAGGCGAACCATCGTGTGCAATCCTTCCGTTAATAATCATCTCGTAGGTGTGACCACAAGCGGGAATCATGCGACTACCTGTTTGCGGAAACTCAACCATCGGAAGGGCATCATCGGCTAAGACTTCGGCAGAACGCTGGAAGTATGCAGGGTCGTAAGCGATTTCAATGACATTTAGGTTGCGATGAAGGTCGCGTAGGTACACCTCAATCTCTTGAACATCTACTCCCGTGTCCTTTGGGAACCAAATCTTGTGCTGTAAAACAATGGTGTCACCCTGCACTTGGGCTATGACGACAGCGATTGAGTCGTGCTTTAGTGCCATGTCCACACCAACGAAGCATTCATCGGTTGTGTTAATCGTCTTATCTGATACTAGTTTCTCCCATGACCCAGCCGGCAACCAACTTTCTTCTACTCGCACCCACTGGTTAAGACGGAATCTACGAAACGCTGCTTCAGTGCTTTGCATACTTGACGATTCCATGTCCTCTTCGCTTAGCAATCCTTCAGCCAAGTTGGGGTTTGATGCACGCCATTGTTTTCTGTCGTTTAGTTTGCAGTCTGCTTCTGCTTCCCACCAAAAGAATCCAAACGCATCATCCTTTGTTTCTCCTGACGCACAAGACTTTCCGTAGTCATACAAGCGACCGCAAGTTGTGTCCTTGTCATAGCCAGCAGTGGTAATCGCAACTACGAGTGGGTCTAATCGTGCTCCCGAACCAAGCGTCAACTGGTCCCATAGGTCTTCGTTCGGTTGTACCCAAAGTTCGTCAAATATAACCATGCTTGGGTTGAGCCCTGCCTGTCGTTTCGCGTCTGCAGATACAACTCGGTAAACGGCTGAGAACGCGGGAACTTCGATTGCATCGCGATACACCTTGCAGGTTTGAGATAGGAAGGGCGATTGCACGACCTGTTGTTTTGCTTCATTAAATACAATCCTTGCTTGTCGTCTGTCGCCAGCCGCTGAATAAACTTCTGCACCCGCTTCACCTGCAAGCATTCCGTATAGGGCAAGCGATGAGCCCATGAGTGACTTGCCTTGTTTACGCGGTAGTCCGATAAGGGCTCGGCGGTATCGCAAACGCCCGTTATCTTTTCGCCGTTCAAGTAGTGCTGTAAGAAGCCACTTCTGCCAATCGGTAAAGACAAGAGGTTCTCCTGCTTTTACGCCTTTAGTTAGCGAAAGGAATCGCTCGGCAAAATCGTTTAGGTCGGGTCCGTCACTTAGCGCAGTTTTTGGGGCTGTGTAGAAAGTTGGTTTCCATTTTGCTTTAGGAACTAGCACGGCGAGTAGCAACCTTGCTACGGAACGCTTCTAATTCATTCATAGGTGCTGAGTTCCCACCAAGTCTTGCCCTGTCCGTAGGGGTAAAACCAAGTGAACCTAAGTTCTGTGTTATTAGTTTTTCTAATGCGCGTAGTGATGCGCGGTCACGCCAATCGCCACCGTTAAGTAAACGCAGTCTTAACATCGCTCGTTCGTCTGTTTGTTCGCAGATAATCATGACCATTTCACCATCTGTTTCGTACTTCAACCATCCTGCACCGCTAGCCCAAATGTCATTCCAAAGTTTCTGACCTGGACCCATGCTTCCGTTTTCGGTATGGATGAGAAAGCGATGCGGTTCAGGCTTAAATCCTGTTGCCGATATTGGTTCAACGATTGCGAGTTTCGGTATAGCTCTTTTGCCTGGATTACCAATCCGAACTTTTTGCTCGATTGGCTTTGGTTTGCGACCTCGTGTAGCCATTACTGATTCACCCGATTCCCTCTGCGACTATTGCAAGAACGATGGGCGGGTAGTAACAAACTCTCGGGGTCTGCAGGAACGATGTGGTCAGCAGTCCAAGGGTCATGGTCGCGTGGTCCACCGCCACAAATCCAACATTGACTTGCGTTTTCACGAACTTGTTTTGCCCTTCGTTGATATGAACCTTTGTAATGCGGTCTTTCTTTCTTAGGTCGCAGGCTAGCCCTACGCGATAAGGACAGTTGGTGTTTTGCTTCGCACGGAACGCACCGAGTACCAGTCCCCAAGTTCCCGCACCATAGACACGGTCTTTGGATTGGCATTACTTCATGCGTGTTGGAGCGTGAACACATCCAAGTTCTGCTAGTTGTTCTAACTGACCTGACACTCCGCACAATCCACATTCAACTGTTCCGAGTTCGGATGCGATGGATGCGTAATCCACTAACTTCATGCGCTCAGGGTCAGAAGGCTTTTTGTGACGGTATCCAACAGCGAGAATGTGGTGTTCGTCAATCGCTCCAACTGCGTGAGGGTGTTCTCCTGGCACGAAGTAAACCTGACCTGCTTTTGTTGGGTAAACCTTGTTATTTACAGTCATTGTCCCGCGACCACTAATGATGATTAGAAGATGATGGCCTGGGTGAGTGTGTGGTGGAAAGCCTGCGCCTGCAGGAACACTGATGTGGTCCACTCCGAGCCCGTGAGATGAAACTAAGTCCCATGCTGTTGCATCGGTGTTGTGCATATGCACTGGACCTTCGCCGAGTAGTGGTGAGATGCTTCCATCTTCATTCACATTCGCCCATGTCGCGATGATGAGTTCACCGTTTTCATCAAGCCAATCGGAATCTCCACCAATCAAAGTTGTCATTTCTTTTTCGCTTTCTCTTTCACTACTGGGACCCAAGCCTGTTTGAAGTCTTCTGTCCCGCCTCGTTCAACCATGCTACCTCTATCAAGCATCCTAATTACTTCTTCTCGTTCCATGCCGAGTCGCTTCTTCAAATCATCAGGGTCAATGTCCATGTCGCGCACTAATTCATTCACGATGTCTGCCATTGAAAGCACATAATGATTTCCGCGAGCGCGATTATGTCGGATAGTTGCCATGCGTTGTTGTGCTGGGTCAATTTCTGTGATGCGTACAACCGGTACGAGTCCGCCAGTTAATGCAAATACTTCAGGGTCGGCAGATGTGGACCAACGGTGGAAGCCATCAACGATTTCTCCATCAGGTCTTGCAACGATTGGTTGAGTCCATCCATCTTCCATGATGCTGACCTTAAGCAAATTCATTTCGGTCTTTGGCATCTTGTTCGGGTTGTAATCGTTTGCTTTAAGGGTGTTGCGGTCCACCCATTCAACTGTACTAATCGGCTGTTTTTTCAGGTCCATCTGATTGCTCCTTGGATATAGCTTCTTTGTATTGGCGAACCATTGTGGTGCGTACTTTGCCTTCACCTGTTGTTAGTCGCGGTACTGCGCGTAACTTGAAGTCGCCTTTTTCTGCGACCTTGTAAAGCAATCTCCAACCAACGCCAGTAACGGGATGCGGGCGAACGAGGATTGGGTCAGTGGTCTTTTTGTAGTGACGCTCAATGAAGTGCAGGATGTGATTAGTGACCCAACGCTTTTGTTCGTCAGGATATTTCTCTAGCACTGACATGATTCGCATTTCCCACGATTCGTTTTCGGCTAAATCGCTTTCGTTAATCGCACCCTGACCTGCTCCATACAATGCGCCTCTTGCGTATCGCGCCGCTGTGCTTGCTCCTGGTACGCGGTCAGCCATTTTGTCCCACACATCGGGGAAGCATTCCTTAAACATCCAAAGAGATTGCATTGGTTGCTCGCCGTATGGTGGCGCGATTCGCTGTAAGTGATGCCCAATGCCCGCTAGTTCCATCAAATCGTATGCACGGTTGTAGTCCCACCCGAATACTTTTGGAGCCCGCCAAACATCTTTGGTGGACCAATCGTAAATCGGATACACCAACGCTTGACCTTTGCCTTGGTCCATGATGAAGTTGTCAGCGATTTTGCGAGTGACTGCTTGCCTTCTGCGTACTGATTCGTCTGCGCGAATACCCATGATGAAGCAAACGCTTCCATATTTTCTCGCTGGATAAAGGATTGGGTTAGAACCTGCAATACCGATGCGCGATTCAACTGGTTCGCATGGCATCTCGGGAACATCTTTCCAACACTTGCCTTCAGGTGGAAGTGGTCGTACCCATAAGTGTTCTGCTTCGGGAGCCCACGGATACCACATCGTAGATTCTGATGAGCAACTGTTTCGGTGCGCGATAGGCAGACAGAGCCAGTCAAAATCTATGTCTTCTGTTTGAGAAACTCGGCGAACATACTCTTCGGTTTCGTATGGGATTGCCTCTTCGTCAAAGTGCATTACATGAAGTCGGCGACCACGCTTCCTTGCTTCAGCCAACGCAAGATTTAAACAAACTGTGCTGTCTTTGCCACCACTAAACGAAACGATTGGATGGTCAAATAAATCAAATGCTCGTGCAACTCTTTCTTGCGCCATCTCCAACACATTCTTGTCAATGTGTTCTGCCTTAAGAATTACCCGATTTGGATTTGTCGCCATTCGCGAGCCACCTTTAACAAAGCGTCGTTCTTGTTTTCGGTTTCGGTCATCGCCAAAATCTGACGCAGTTCTTCAAACTCAGCCGGCTGGAAAAAGAATGCTGCTGTTTTGGTTTCATCTCTTACGCCTTGATGCTTGCCCTCTTCAAGTGGATTCACTCCACCATCGCGAGGTGCGTTAGCCAAAAGCGGAACTGACTGCAAGGTGAGATTGAACTGTTCTCTGCGAAGCAAATCGTCAAGGTCATCTTGGTCCCAAATGAGTCCGTTCATATCAAACCCGCGAGCAAACTCGGACAACACTTCAGCCAATCCTGCTTCGTCATAACTAGACAAATCGGTGGTGCGGTTATCGGCTAGCAAAATGCGAAGTGCTTTGTCATCGTCAATGTCTAGGTATTGCACTGCAACTTTTTCCCAGCCCAATGCTTTTGCTGCTTGCCAGGTGTGATTGCCCGCAACAATATGTCCCGAACTTTTTTGCACCAAGATTGGTTTGTATTGACCGTGTGCTTCTAGTGAAACTGATATTGCACCGACATCGCCTTGACGGACATTCCTCGGGTGAGGTGAAACATCGTCAATAGGCTTCGCCAACTTTTCTATTTCCGCTCTGATTGTCATGTTGATTTACCTTAGTCGTAATCGGGATTTACTAGCAAGTCTATTACTTCGGGTGCTTCTAGCAACCATCCCTTTGCAGGATTATCTGAGTGCACTGCGAATGAACGCAACTTAGATGGAGCGAATCGCTTTGGTTGTTTGTCAATGAATCGCTTAAGTCTGTCCACATCAACAATTACAAACGAGCCTTCAATGTTGAATACATAAACCCACCATCGCGCTTTAGTAACCGAGAGTCCACTCGGCTTCCAACCTTTGTTGTGTGGTGACTGCATTGTTTCAATGACCATGCGACCATTTCGGTATCGGTCCGTTTTAACTTCTATGTCGCCATCGCAAATTGTTTGCACAAACTGTCGGATAAGTTCCTCGCCCTCTTCACCGAAGGCAAGGTCTGCTTTGAAGTTGAACCGCTTGATGTCATAACTCGGGTTATATGCCACTAAGGAAACCCTAACCGACTAAATAACCGTAAATGTGCGATGCAACCAACTCGCTCCATAAAGCAACACCGTCAGGTAACGCGATGATGATTTGCGCGAGATGACGCTAGATGATGCAGATGAACGGCTAAACCAACCTGCAGAAATCGTGTTTAATTCGCGGGTGAACGCGTTGCGG